GAAGATCGAGCGCCTCACGTACGCGGAGGGTGCGGACGAAGCGGAGATCCAGCGGACGATCCTCGCCGCGCTTCTCGCGTCGGTCGAGAAGCGGATCGAGTCGTCGACGCCCGCTCCGCCAACGATCGGGGACGCGTTGATCGTCGCGCGCGCTTTCCTCGAGGCGCCCGGCGTCGAGACCCTCCGCGCCTTGGCGGAGACCGCGCACGCCGCGGGAGCGCCCGGCGCCGCATGGCCCAGGATCCGGGATCTGCTCGCGCTGTCTCCGAAGGGGCGCGAGGTGCAAATCCTGCCCTACGGGATCGAGGTGTCGTGGTTCGGCGCCCGCTACCGCTTCGGAACGGGACACGCGGACGATCTCTTCGGGATCGGCTAGGCCGCCGGGATCGTCAGGGGCGGGAAGTCCGCCGACGAGATCCGCCGGCCCGTGTTCGTGCGCGCTTCCCACGTGACCGACGCCGCGCGCGTCGCGCGGTCCACTTCGACCTCGACGATCGGGACGTCAACGATCGCCGGAACCGACGCGATCGCGGCGCGGATGATCGCGCGGACGCGTCCGAGGTCTCCGCCCTTGACTAGGATCTCTTCGTAGAACGGGATCCCCTCGGTTTGATCGGTGAACGACTCCGCCCGAAAAAAGAGGAGCCGCGTCCGGATCTCCTGCGCGGTCGCGTCGTCGCCGTCGATCGTCTCGAGGCGCCCGCCGGCGTCGAGCGACAGATCGTGCGTGAGAGGGTCGAGCTTGACTCCGCGCATGGGCTAGGTCCCTTTCGTGATCGTCGTGTCGATCGGTGCGGTCGCGATCGTCGTTGCGTAGACGTACGTCGAGGCGCCCCCGCCGGCGACCGCGGTCAGGGCCGACTCGATCGCCTGTAGGTGGGCCCGAACGTCCGCCGCTTCTGCGAGCGCCGCGGAGCCTCCCGCGCGGACCTCGGAGCCCGTGATCTTGATCTCGGGCCCGCCGTCCTTTCCGACTACCATCCCGTCCGTCGGAGCGCTCGAGATCCGCCCGCCTCGGAACCCGAGCCCGGGGATCGCGATCGCGCCGTCGATTCCGTGGCGCGTCGGGAGCGCCGGATCCGCCGCGTCGCCGGAGTCGAGCCACCGATCGATCGAGGCCTCCGGGAAGATCACCAGGACGCCGTCCCCCGCCGCGAGGGGCGCATGGAGCCGATACCCTCCGCCTCGAGGCCATACGACCGGAACCGCGACGAGAACGGGGAGATCCTCGGCCGTGTCTTCGGTCGTATCCTCATCGGCCGCGGGGACGACGCGCCTCGCCCCGAGCGTGACGTCCGCGGTTTGCGTCGCCGCGTCATACGACCGGACGCGCCCGGGGAGTGCCGTGTGGATGTCCAGAAGGGCCGCGTCGATCGTGCGGCGTAGGACGTCGGCTTGACGGGTCATAGCGGCCTAAGTGTAGCAACGGCGAACCAATCCGCGCCGGCGGTGTCTCCGGTCCATGTGACTCCGCGGATCTCGAAATCGCCGACGACGTCCGCCGACTCGACGCGGACGCGCGACCCCGGATCCAGCCCCGGCCGGATCAGGGCCTTGATCGTGAGGGACGCGCGGCGCTCATCCCACGTCGGGACCTCGAGGAGCCCCGTCTCGGGGGTGAGCAACTCCCCGCGCCCCTCGAGAGGGCGCCCGCGCCGGAGAACCTGTAGCGCCCCATGCTGGACGCTCCAACGGTACCCGGCGCCCGCCAGGACGTCCGAGAGAACGCGCCGCGCCGGCGCGTGCGCGGCGTAGCCGGAGGCGAAGGTACTGGCTCCATTCCTAAGCCGGAGCGGGAGCGCGTCCCGGAGATTGCCTTCGCCGACCCCCAGCGCGGAGACCGCGTCCCGCGCGATCGTGTCGACCGTCGTCCCCGGCGCGTAGGCCCTCGAGAGGATCGCGCGATCGAGGTAGGCCCCGCCGCCGTCCCGGCCCGTGATCGTGAGGGTCCTAGAGTCGCCCTCGCGCCCTCCGCGCGCGTCTCGGATCTCCCCCGAGAAGAGGAGCGCGAGCGTTTCGCCGTGGCCCGCCGAAAGCCGGATCTGCGCCCCCGCTACCGCCGCGGAGCGCGTCGCCGGCGCCGGATTCCGCACGACGATCGACGCAATCCCCGGAGCGCCTCGGGTTTTCCGCTCGACAGAGAACGTCAGATCGAGCGCGGAGAGATCGCGCGATCCGATCGTCAAGCGCCAGGCGCGAGGGAAAAGACGCACGGGGTAGCGTAGCAGGGGCGGGCGTGCTACCTCGGGAGCATGACCCCGACCCCGATCACGCTCCCCGACGGTCGATCCTGGCCCTCGCTCCGCGCGCTCGCGCGGGAGGCCGGGATCTCTCCCGAGGGAATGCGCCGGCGCCTCGCCGCGGGGCTCGAGCCGTTCGGACCTCGGAGGGTATCGGGCGGAACGCGCCGGCGCTATACGGACCCCCGGGGGCGCGCGTGGGCGTCGCTTCGCGCCATGGCGGACGCGTACGGCCTCGGGGTCGAAACGGTCCGGCTCCGGCTCGCCCGCGGCTCGAGCCTCCGCGTCGCGCTCGCGCCGGTCAGACGCTCGTGAGGTAGATCAGCGCGTGCCCGTCCGCGCGCCCGAGCGTCTCTAGATCCGGCTCCCGATCGAGACCGGCGAGATCGATGCAGGCGAGGACGCCCGGCGGGACGTCGTCCCGGTGCCGATGCTGGCGGAGTAGGTCCGCGCGCGTCGCGAGGATGCGCGATCCCCAAACGACCGATCCGCCGTCGAGCGCGAACGAGATAGACCAGCGCCCGATCCGCCCGATCCAGTCGAGATCGACGCGGTAGCGCCGGCCCTCGAGGATGACGGCGAACCGCTGCGCCGCGACTCCGACGCGGACGGGGAGGGCGAGGACGGTCATAGGCCTACACTCTCCCGAAGCGAGTCGAGCCCGCGCGCTAGAACCGACTCCGGCGGGGCTTCCACTTCCGCGGTCGCTTGCGTCCCCGCGCTCGCGCGGTCCTGCCCTCGAGGCTCGCGCGGGCGCGGGACGTCGACGCGGAGGGCCTCGGCGATCCGGACCTGACGCGCCTCGATCGTGAAGCGGAGGGAGTCGCCGTCTTCCGCGCTCCGGGGCGCGGAGACGGAGACGATCTGGCAAGCCTCGTACGTGCGGACGCGCGTCGAGATCGTCACCGTGATCGCCGTCGTCGCGAGGAGATCGAGCGTGTCGAGCGCGTCCGTCATGCGATCGAATCGAGCCGTGAAAACGCGAACGGTCGCGCCCGCCGCTTCGCTCTTTCGCTCCGAGAAGTCGACCGGCGAGGGCCCGAATCCGGAAAGCGGAGGCGTACCGATCGGCGTGTTCGTCACGATCGCCTCGATCGTGATCTTGCGTTGGTTCGGGCGCTTGTGGTCCGAGATCGGCGCGCCGCTTTCTACCGCGTGCTCCGTGAGAGTCGATCCGGTCTCGTGCGTCTCGGTCGTGACGGCGTCGAAGGCGAGGACGTGCTCAACGCTCGTCGTCGTGATCGCCTCGCCTGCCGCGGTCTCCTCGGCGCTATTCCAGGAGATCGTAAGGGTCATTCGACGGCCCCACGCGCGAGGGTGTCGAGCGAGTCCGAGGCCTGCCGATCAAGCTCGGCGCGAACCGCGGTCTGCACCGCGCGCGTCGCTTGGGCCTCCGTGAGTCCGGCCGCGTCGATCCGCTGGATCGTGACGGACCGATCGATCGTCGTGGTCGTTGCGGGGGCGCTCGCCCGCGCCGAGGTCGGAGCGAGCGCGGCGATCGAGGCTCTAGCTTCTGCGCGCATGTCTGCCTCGGAGCGACCGGAGACGAGATTGCGACTGCGGATCGCGCGATAGGCGCTCTCTTCCGCTGATATCGCAGTCGATTGATCCAGGCCCCGCGTGCCCGCGCGGACCTCCCCTCCTGCCGTCATCTCCCCCACGTCCGTGGGGCCTCCGACGAGATCGACCGTGAAATCTCGCACGTCGCGGAGCACCCCGACCACGTCGAGCCACGCCGCGCGAAGGGCTTCGACGAATTCGATCTGTGTTCCGTCTCCGCCGAGGAGATCCATCGCATCGCCGATGACGGAATGACCCCCCTGAAATAGCGTGATCAGATCATCCACGACGAGAGCAACCGCGATGATCGGTAGAAGCGCTCGAGCGGCCCCGAGCGCGAGCGGGCCCCACGTCGCCGCGGTCGATGCGGCCAGTTGAAGCGAGGCGAGACCGAGCGCGACGAGAACGCCCTCGAGCAGATTGCTATTGTTCGTCAGAGTCGCGACCCCGCGAGATAGCCATTCAAGCGCGGGAAGAAGCAGAGTCGCGAGGCGCGATCGGAGCGAGAGGGAGATCACATCGAGCCGATCCCACGCGTCCCCCAGATCTGCGGACGCCTG